CGGGCAGTATCGGGCGGCGTGGCTGTGGCTGGTGAATATTTCGCCGCAGTAGCCGCACTCGCGGCGGTAGGTTTTCCTCGGCTTCGCCACTGGCGCAGAATATCGTCCAGCGTCCGCCACTCGTGCGGGCATTGGTCGGGGAATAACCATCGTCTGCCCTCGTGTTTGCATTGCAGGCAGAACACGATAAGTCGTCCAGTGTCCAGCGTCATCCCCCAGCCGAATCCGTGCCGTCTCGAAAAGGGGCGCCCTGTTCGGGCTTTTCCTCCAGGATGGGCGGGACGAATGTCGTCTGCTGGTAGCGTTTTTTGTCGGCGGGCAGGATGGGCATTTTCGGGTCGGCTTCGATGAGTCCCAGGTCACGCTTGACTTGTGACACAATATCGTTGTGTATCGTGTATGCCAGTTGCGCCTTTTGCTCGTCCAGTTGTTTCGTCGCCTGCTGGATGGCTTCGGTGACGATCTCGCCGCGGGCAATGCCCACGTTTATCTTTTCGTGGATATCCGGGGCGGTCGCATGGTGGGCGTAGAGCAGGGCGGCGTGCAGGGCGGTGACGATAATGAATCCGTACACCATCCATTTACCGATGTCGCCGCCTTCGATCTGCCCGCTGGACAGCATGACTTCGGCGCCGACCATGCCCAGGGTGCCGACGAAGCCGACGATAAAGCCGAGGGCGGACGTGGCATATTGTCCCGTACTCTCGGACTTGAACACGAACGCCAGCGCCCAGCACATGGCGGCAATGTCGAACATGACCAGTCCCCACATGCGGTTTACCAGGCTGTCGGGGAAGATGCGGGCGAGGGCGGAATACGTCAGAGACATGAGCAGGGCGAGGACGGCTACACCGAACGCGCCAAAGATGTACTTGCTTGCGACTTGAAGAACCTTTTTCATTTTGTCACCTCACAATAGTTTGAATGAATCCAGCCTGCGCGGGTGAGCAACCACGCGCCGCGCTGGTCTAGAATGGTTACGGCGTTTCCCGCCCTCAGCCAGCCAGTGACGGGATGCTCGATGCCCGGACCAGAACGCACATTCAACGCCTCGGCGGTCACCGTGCAGGTGGTGACGGTCGCCGTCTGTGTCGCTGTGGGCTGTGGGACTGTGGCTGTGGGTTGTATGGGTGTTTCGGTCTGCGCGGGCATGTCCAGCGACACGCACGCGGTGAGAAGAAGGACGATGATGCAGAGCATGGCGGTTTTCATGGATTCGCCTCGTCTGCCAGCATGTCGCGGACGCGCTCGACCAGGTCGGCGGTTACCATTGCCGCGGCAACGGCTTTGGGCGTGTTGCCCTCGTTCAATGCGGCTGTGATGACCTCGGTCGCGTCCGATGCCGCGTCCAGGACGCTCAGGACTTCCAACAGTTGGCGGTCATTCAATCGCGGGTTCATAGTGTCACCTCCCGATGACTTTCACGATCTTGCCCGTGGCGCGTTCGACAAGCGCGTATTCGGTCAAGCCGACCGGGGACAGTTGATATCGCGTCCAGGTCACATCCGCGCCGCGTTTGCCGATGCGCCGATAGTGTTCGCGCCCGTGGCGTTCGAGGGTTGCCAGCCCTCCGCGCCTGCCTGCCTGCTGTTTGGTGGTTTTGCTCATGATGCGCCTCCTATGCTATGGGAATGAAATCGGATGCACTCGCTTCGAGGTCAACCGCGAGGTTTAGATACCGCTGGGTTGTGGCTACGTTTTCATGTCCCAGCAGAGTCGAAATTTGGGGCAGGGGAGAGGGTCACGGTCGGCGCCGCGGTCTCGGTCGGCAAGGTCAGGCACGCCGAGAGGGTCACGGTCAGAATTGCAGTGAGTAATAATCGCGTCATTCAGCCTCCAGTTTTGGGTTATAGTCGCGCGATCGCGGCGTGCCGTCTAACTCGTCTGATTTGGCGGACACGTTAGCCCCGTCCGCTGCACGCGGTGTTCGGCGGCTTGCTGTGGAGTTACGATTTCGATGACGCGCACTATCACAATTACCTTGTTAGTTTTTTTAGCAAGATCAAGCGCGTGCCTCATTGCTACGGGTTTCTTTTTTGCACTAGCGTCAAAGACGCTGTGTAAATCTTTGTGCGGAACTATCAAATAATTATCGTAAAGAATTGGCATATATTCCTTCTTTTGGCTTTGCTAATTCAGAAGACATTTGAGCGCGTGTAACGCGGTTTGCTAATTGTTCTGGAGACTCAATTGACGTATAAATTTTTCCATTGGTAAGGCGAATTTCTGACGTGTTTCCTTCGCGTTCAATTATCGCTTCAATCAAACCAACATTCAGGTAAAAGGTATCTCCACCAGCGCGGGGTCTTAGTGAAATCATCATATTATTTTCCTTTTTTTGGCTCTCGCACTGTCCACACATCACAACCTTATCGCCGCTCACTGGATCAATAACAATCCAGTCATCTAATTCATCTTCCTTAATTTCAAAAGGCTGTTCGCAGTAATCGCAAAATATCGTCATGCAAGTTCTATCACCGCGCCCGAAATCTAACGCGCTGAAACACCTATTCCTCGGGTAATCTTCGCCATGCAGATCAGCCCATTCTTCGAGTGACATAATTTTTACCTTTCTTTCGGTTAGCAAGGAAGCCGCCGAACGGTTTGCGTCAGCGGCGGGGCGGTTTAGTATCGCAACCGCTCAAACACAAACCACTTTTAGCAGATTTATCTGAGCCACACAAAGCGCAAGCCCCGTCCGCTGCACGCTGTGTTAGAAAGCGTTTTACGTTTGCCGCGGTAACATCTTGCGGGTGTTGGGCGGCTACATGCCTCACAGTAGTAGTAACCATCTATAACAACCATAGATGGGATATAGTGTACTTCGTGACACTCACCACAGTGACCATATTCATCATTTAATAGTTCAAGAGCATCCATTTTTGTTTTCCTTTCTGGGCGTGCCGCCCAACGGTTTGCGTTAGTTGCGGGGCGGTTCTGGCAAGACCGCTTCGCTCTCACGCACATCAGCAGGCAAGACCCGCTGGAATTGGGACGCAGTAGCCCCGTCAACTGCACGCTGTGTTAGGTGCGCTAATGCCTTACCGCCTATGTATTCGGTATATGCTGGCGGAACTGCTTCACGCAACCCTTCAAAGTCCATCCAATCAATGCCGTATGCTTCGGGGGCGTATGACGTTGATTTTCTTTTTACACCTTCAACCAATGGGCGGGCGTGACAACTGTTACTGCCTGCCGTTGTCACGAATAACTGCTCCATGCTGTGATTGCATGTTGCAGGTGAAAAGATTGTGAATGATGTTTCAAAGAAACGGTGACGGCGTGTTTTTAGATTGAACATCGTACCGCAAAGTAAAAGCGGAGCATGTAATAATTTTCTTGCGCCTGCCACATTTTCAATGCAATAAGGCTTTCCAAACTTGCGGAGTATTTCAACGACAACAGGAAGTAAATCAGGATGATTATCTTTCGTATGCTTTGGGGTCATCGTTGAATATCTTTGGCAAGGTGGCGAAGCGTGAATAAAATCGAACTCGTGACCATGCGCCGCTAGGTATTCGAGCGCGTCTGCTTGGTGGAACTCGAAGGGATATTGTGGCTGTGGGTCTCGGTCAATTCCTACGACTTCAAAACCAGCGCGGGAATAACCCATACCACAACCACCAGCCCCACAAAATAAATCGAGCAACTTTGCTTTTGCCATGAAGCACCTAACGGATTGCATTACTGGCAGGTGGCGGGCTGAGATAAAACCCGACGAGCCGATAATGCCTGAAGTGTAGTAAATGTTTGGGAGGTGGACGATTCCACCTGTCCAGTGCATGCGGTGTTCGGCGGCGTAAAGACTACTATGCTTAGAGGCTGAGGTAAACCATGCTCTGCGCCTACGAATTTAGGACGACCACGAACAAACCTGACTTCACCTTTCATGCAAAAATCGTGCCACCAATTTGTATTTGTGCGAGAAGGCAAAAGACAAACAACGGTTGCGCCTTCTTGCGCTGACTGATAAGCCTTGCGAACCCATTTCCCCTGCTCACCAAATGGCGGATTCATCCAGCAGATACCTTTCCAAACTTGTGCAAGCCCGTTGTCGGCAATCGTGTAAAATTGTGGACACTTGGCATTTTGAGCCGTAGCGCACACATCGAGAGTAAAGCCAAACTCATTATTCAACGGGTCAAATAATACCGCTGGCGTTTCCCAATCTTGGCGCACGCTATCGAACTTCGTTTTGAACTGTGCCATTAGACTCCTTTTTCTTAGCCGCCGAACGGTGGGCTTTACAGGCGGCGGGCGGGATGTGCCTGAGTAGCGAGTAAAGCCCAACCATAACTAATGATTTTTCGCGGGACGTACCCCGCCGTCCTGTGCAAGCGGTGTTAGGTGTGTTTCACCATTTATCACGCTTGTTTCATACGCCGACCAACTGGAGTAGCCAGCCTGCATAGCCTTCTGATTCAACTGCTCGCGGCGTTTGCTCTGGCGTTGTGTAATAGTGCTATCTTTCCAGTGTGCTTGGTGAGTACGAGTTTTCTTTTTCATGGTGTTACTTGATGACTGCTAATACTTTGGCGTTTTCGATAACTCGCTCACCTGGATCTGTGCCTTGCGACTCGCTCCAGCCACCAAGTAAAACGATATGCTTGCCACCATGATAGGGAGCAACATCAGATATTGATTCTTCAATTCGTTCGATCAAATCTCCCGCCCCTTCCAACCACGAATTATCAAGCATGATTGCCGATGTTCCATTCAGCTCTTCGTCAGATGAGCAATCATTTTCCATGTCCCAATCGTAGCTGTTGCGGGCATAATCGCCAACCGTGTACTTCTCGTCAGGGCAAGCACTTCGCAAACCTAAAACATTGTACTTGCTGATTTCTTCGTAGTTGTTGGTTACTTGATTTTTCCAGTTCATTTCATTTCTCCTTGATCGTTATATTCCTATCTTACTGCACGTTATATAGCGTGTCAAGGGTTGGAGAGACACCAATTTGGGCTGTAATGAGTTTGCAAGGTACACACCTAACTAGAGATTAGACGGAACGAAGCAAGATGTTCATACGCTAGTTTTTCAAAACTCATTGTGAAACTCCTTTCATAAACGCCCGTACGGCGTCCATCACGAATTTTTTTATCTGTCCGCCGCGGCCACGTGAGACGCTGTAGCCCATCGCGCGCGCGGCATTGACAATCTCCTCGTGGTCTTTTTTGCTAATAAAAATGGTAGTGTAATCTTTCATGCTCTAATCTTATCGGATAATCTATAGTTTGTCAATAGCCGCGCTTACAAATTCAGTAAACTGCGGTCTCCAGATGACCTTGACGCTGCCAGTCTTGCCGTTGCGGTGTTTCTGCACGAGCAACTCGGTTCGAGTATCTTCATCCTTGCGGTAGATGAAGATGACCGCATAAGCGTCCTGTTCCAACGCTCCGCTCTCCCGCAAGTCGGAAAGCACAGGACGCTTGTCTGCACGCTGTTCAACTGCACGTGATAACTGCGCGGCGGCAATGACCGGGACATTCATCTCTTTCGCAAGACGTTGTAATCCACGCGAGACTGCGGCTACCTCCTGCTCGCGCGTAAAAGCGTCCTCGTCACTGCCAGCGAGTTGGACGTAGTCGAAGAAAACAGCGTCTACTTTTCCATATTTCGCAACAGCGCGGCGCGCGATATTCCGCACTTCAGCAATCGTAAGTCCTGACATGTCATTGAAAATGAAGTTATTTTTATACTCTTCAAGCCGCTCAATTGCCTGATGGCATCGTCCCCATTCTTTTTCGTCCATCTTCCCCCGCATGATTTTGAATAAATCAACCTGCGCCTCTTGTGAGATAAGGCGCTGCGCGAGTTGCGCCTTTGACATTTCGAGCGAAAAGAATAAGACGCGCTTGCCGCTCTTGACCGCGTTCCGCGCGATTGTCAGCAGTAACGCGCTTTTGCCCTGACCAGGACGCGCGGCAACGATGTACAGGTTCGACGGCAGGAATGAACCGATGAGACGGTCGAAGTCAATAAGACCGCTTGCGATGCCAATCTCTTCATCGCGTGCGGCGCGTTCGGTCGCATCATACGCTTCCGATAACGCTTCCGCAAGGTCGGCAGTGTACTCGTCGCCGGCGCCTGGAGGCGTCATCTTCTGTAGTTTGCTGTACATGTCCGCGATAATGTCCGCCGCTTTGCGTCCATTCAAACTCTGCTCCGCAAGTTGATTTGCAAGCATGAGCAATCTGCGCTTCAGGCTGTAATCAACGACCAGGCTTGCGTAGTGTTCAGCCGCTCTTGGCTTGCCGTTGTCTATCATCATCGAGAGAACCGCGCGTCCGCTCCATGAACCGCTGGCAAGTTTTTCGATTTCGCCGTTGCGCTCTAACTCGTCACCAACCGTGATTGAATCAATGCATAAGCTCTGCTCGTGTACCGACCTAATCGCGCTCCAGACGGTTTTATGCACGCCATCATAGAAGTCGTCTTCTTGAACGATTGTACTGACCTTCTCGTACACATCTCTGCCGCCGAGCATGACGCTGCCGAGTAGCGCCTGTTCGGCATAGCGCACCGCGTTTACATTGACTGCTGCATCCATGATGAAAAATCCTCCATGTTCTTAAATCTGATTTTTACACCGTCTTGTTTCACCATAACAGAAACATCTTCAGGTGTAACTGTGACCGACTGCTCTAACTCTTTCAGATATTGAATATACCGCGTCATCATCTCGATGACGACCGCCAACTCTTGCTGGCTCGGCTGCTCTGGTAACATCTCCAGCGCGGATTGCAGGGTATCTTCAAGCGACATGCTTCCTCCTTCCTGGATTTGGTACGGCTGTTCGCTCCATCTCCTCTATCTCCGCAAGAACATCTCTATCTTGCGACGCGCGGGTTTCGCGCGGCGGATTGGCAATGTCTATCGCCGTGCGTCTCACGGAATGTAAGTCCACGCACGGCAGCCCGCTGGACACCAACTTACGCACGGCGGCGGCGATATGCTCTGGCTGCACGTTCGCCTCGAACATCTCGCGCAACGCTCGGCGATAGCCTTTGACGCCGTCCAGCGGCATGACGATGTCTCGCTCCTGCATAAACGCCAGCGCCGCCGCAACGTATTTTTCCGCCTGGACGCCGGTCCCGGTGGCTATCAGATTTGCCACGTCCAGCATCCGTTTCGTTTTCTCTGAAAGAAGGTCGGTTTCGGTGACCTGCTCGCCGTGAGCGATTTTCCAGTCTAACGGCGAGTTGGGAATTTTCGGCGCGTCAGCGCCATTTAATGGTTTAATGATGGTTAATGATGGTTTAAGTCTACCGGCTTGACTCGCGGAGTCAACCGGCTTGACTCGCGGAGTCAACCGGCTTGACTCGTCCGAGTCAACCGGCTTGACTCCTGTATCTTGAGGCAGTTTCCCCCCCAGCGCCTTGAGCGCCTCGACGTTTATGGCATAGTTGTTTGTCTGATGTCTGGATTTTCCGCGAAAAATGATTAGTCCATTGTGTAGCAGCGCGTCATAGGTGTTGAGTATTCCCTGCCTGCTGAGCGCGGTTTTTATTTCCATTTTATCTAGACCTGGATAGATGCCTTCTCCGTCATCGCTGGCGTGGTCTGCCATAGCCAGCAAGACAAGTTTAGCGGTACTCGCTTTTGTAACGTTTCCGTCGGCGTCCTTCAGGTCTTGAAACTCTGTTTCAAAAATGAGCGACATCAGTTTTATGCTCATTATTTACTCCTATGATAAAAAATCCCTTTTGTGGACGCTCTGCGCCTTATGGCAGTGCCGGCTATCTCGGCTTTGCACAAAGCGCCCACAAAAGGGATTGATAGCCTTTCCCGCTGCCATACGGGGTGACACATTTCTCGTGCCACGTTGTCATTCTATCATAATTCGGCTTTTTTCGCTACTCTCTTTGTAATCCTCCCAGCACTTCAGCAAATACTCGCGCGCCTCGTCAGCGTCCAGGTCGCGGAATATCATGGCAATACGCCGCCTGACCAACTCGTACAGGTCTAATTCCTGCGCGTCACTATCTTCACGCTTCCGCAGCGTTTTGGCGATAGCCAGCAAGCCGCCGATGGTCACCTCATAGCCGCTGGCGACTTTTTCGTCAACGTATCTGTGAAAATCTTCTTCAGGAATTTGCGCCAACAACTGCCAGCGTTCGGCTTGCTTTGCTGTAATGCCAATCTCGCTGTACGTAGGCGGCGCGTCAGGCGATGACACGATGTCATCGCCTGCGAGATTTGCCTGTATCTGCCCGCGCGCTCCAGGATTTTTCGGCATCTCCAGCAGGAATTGACCTGCCTTGCGTGCCGCCATGATGGACGCTATTTTTGCCTGCTGCGCCGCTTCGTACAATCCACGAGCGGCATAGAACGCCTGCGCCGCGTCAGCGAGGGACTTCAACTCGATTGCCTCGATGACGCTTACGGCGCGGTCGAGCATTGTCTGAAATTCAGTCAGCGTTAGCAGGCTCTTGTTCATCTTTCGCCTCGAACATCTTCATCGGTCCTGGCTGGTCGGCGATTGCCTCAAGAACGATGCCGCACCAGTGTTCCAACTCTGGACGACCGCTCCATCGTCCTCCAGCGTCTTTGAACACGAAATTGCCGTATTCATCGCGTTGGAAGACAAACCGAAACAGCGCGTACCACTCGGCGTCGGTCAACTCGCGCGAACTGGTCTTGCCAAAAAGCGCGCGGAGCAGCAACTTTCGATTTTCATTGCTTCCACACGCGCTATTCAGCGCATTGATGCACGCGCCGCGCAGTCCTTCATGCGAGATGACAAACAGGTCTTTTGCGCCGCCGGCTACAATGTGGTCAATGTGCGCTTTGATTTGCTGGTAATTCGTAATCATAATGAATTTATTTTTGCAGTTGCGTCAGCGCGTACTCCAGCGTAACCTCTTCTTCGATAACCCCTTCGCCTTTGCAGTTTGAACAGGTGATTTCTTCTGGTGGAAGATTGCCGCCTTTGCACAAATCTGCCCATCCGTTTTCGATAAACCACTTCAAATCTTCCTCAAAATTCGTGATTGTCTGGTGGCTCTTCCAATACTCACGCCATGCTGGATGCTCGACTACGCCATATCCAGAACAATTCTCGCATGTTTTTTTCATTATGACATAGAAGTTTGTGTTGTCTTTCATCTCGTCATCTCCTTCGCCTCCCGACGGCGTTAACCATCGGGAGGCGGGTATCTCAATATTGCCGCTGCGCTCGCTTCAGCAACTCGTACTGGCGCTCGATGATTTTAGCAGAGTTGTGCGTCAGCATGTGCAGGCGACCTTCGTCTGCGAGTTTCTTCCACGAGTCAATGAGCGGCAGCATGTATCCGCTGTAGCGGTCGCGGTTGCGGTAGATTTCCTCGATTTTTTCTCTGATGGTAGCCATAGTTATTCCTTACAGCGCAGCCAGCGCTTTTACGCCTAAAATTTGCCCAGCCGCATCTCGTACAACGTTCTGCGGACTTGTGTCTGGACGCAGTAAGTCTGTGCGTTGCGGCAGCGCCTGTTGTACGAGCATTGAAACGATATAAACAGTACCTTCTCGCGGTTCTGGCAGGTTCTCTACCTTGCCGTACTTGATGCAGGTGACGGGAACACCGTCAATGTCATCAATTACAAGCGTTTCCGATTGCACTCGCGCGGCAGGCGCGGTTGGCGGGATTTGCATGATGATATTTTTTCCAGACTGGTCGTAGATAACAACGTCGTGCGGCGTCAAGTTGACAATGTTTTTCGCTTTCATGGTTTACTCCTTCTGGTTGAGCCGCCGGCTCACGTGAGCCGGCGGCATGATTGAATTACTCGAAACCGAGTTCCTTGAGGGTCTTTTTAGTGTCTTTTTTCTGCTCGGTGGGAGCGTCCATGTTGTAGTCGCTCTTCAAGACGATTTTGATGGCTTCGCGCAGGCGCTCGTCTTCGGTTTGCAGATAGAGTTCATTGAGACTTTCCGGGTCGAGTTCGGTCAAAAAACGCTGACCGCGCTTTGTCTCAATGATAATCTTCTCTGCGTCTTCGTATGTAATCGGCTTATCCGCCGGCGCGTCTTTGCGCTCGTCATCATCTTCTTCGATGATTTCCGCATCCGCATCAGCGGATAAAGCCTGTACGAGTTGCGCGTTTTCTGTTCCGCTCAAATCCGCCCATGAGAGAAGTTGACGCAAAACCGTCTTTTTCTCCATGACCTCGCGTTTTTCTCTGTCGCTCCAGTTCGGGTTTTTTTCGTATTCTTTGACGTATTTCCGCGCATGGTCTTCGATTTCGCCGACCGACATGTAAAGCGACTTCTCGAAGCCGTTTTTCATCTTGAAGTATCCGAGCCAGCCGATAATGCGGCGGTCGGACTTGCGGCGGTTGGTCACGTCAATATAGTTGACAAGGCTTTTCGCTGGGTTGTCGGCGATGAACCCGTTTTGCTCCTGAACGACGTGCATGCCTGTGCGCGGGTCTTCCAGAACGCGCTGACCTTCGTATACTGGAGACACGTTGATGTTCCAGTATTTTCCAGTCCGCATTGCCAGCGCATGAAGACCTTTATAATGCGCGATGAATTGCGCTTCGTAAGCCTGCTTTTGGTTGTTGTAGAATGGCACGAGCCAGGCTTGCTTTACGGCTGGGTCACACGAAAGTCCGAGCGATGCGGCGCGAAGTGCGGAGCGGAGGATTGACTCTGGCGAGCATTTTTGCAATTGCGGCGATGCGGATACAGCGATGATGACGCTTTGAATATACGGTCGCGCGTTTTTCTCGCCGAGCAGTTCCTCGAAGCGCTTGACGACATCTTCGCTTTTCATGTACTTTACGATTGATGCGTTATTTGATGTGTTCATGGTTTCCTCTTTCTTTGTGTTTTTTCTGCCTCATATGATGCGTGACGGCTGCGCGTTCTCTGGTCGCTAGCCAGCGTGAGCGTCATTCACCTCCTTCTGCTGCGCCTGTTGCAGCACGTATTCGTACAAGATTTTTCCGCGTTCTTCAGGCGTCAGCGTGAGAATCATGCCGTACTGGTCCGGGCTGGTGACGCGGATGGCGATGACGGCAGCCTTTCCGGGGCGGGGACGAGGACCGGGTTTGATTGTATCGCTCATGATTTCAACTCCAGTACTTCACCGCCTGAAACGACGAAGCGCGTTCCGAGGTCTTCGTGAACAGGCTCAGGCTGTTCAAGATATAAGTCATGCGTCTCCATGTGTTCAATCCACTCGTTGCAGGCTTTGAGAAGACCTTCGAGCGTGAATGGCTGCTCGGTTCGCTCAAATACATGATGACCGGAGCCGCGCCAGCAGCTGTCTGGAATAAGTCGCTCGTGGGTCAGACTGGTGTAATAATTCAGCCTGACTTCGATATTACAGATATTGAAACGGATATTCGCGCGCTCGTCGCCTGGTATTGCGTATACATTGTATACGTAGGCATTCTCAATCCCCGCTTTTTTGAGCAACGCGCGGATTTTCTTTTCCACGCGCTTCTCTTTGCGCTCTCGTTCACGCTCTTCTTTCTCGCGTGCTTTCGCGCGTTGCTGCGCGAGGCTTTGAAGTTTGGCTTGAAGTGTCATGGCTTTCATCTCCTTCTTGTGATTGTGTTTGCGGCTTGCGCCGCCCATCCTGCCTCCCTCCGCGAGGGGAGAGGGGCAGGCGGGGAGGTCAAGCGGAGAAATTACGTGCTTGCTGCGCTCGCTGTTTGGCTTGCCGAACCAGAAATTGGCGATGTTGCTTTGCGCCTTTTCCGGCTGCACTGTAGACGTCACAGCGGAAATCCAGGTCTCTTTCGCAAAGCCATACTACTTCCGGGTGCCGTTGCGCCCATGTTGGTAAATCTTCTTTTTTAAATTGAACTTGAATTGTCTCTACCATCTTTCATCTCCTGCTACTGTCTAGCCGTAGCCGCTTTTGAATTATCTTATATCTTTATTATACAGATAATCTATATTTTGTCAATTGACAATTTTCTCGAATTTCTCGAAAATCTGTTCCAAAATAGTGATATAATGCGGGCAAACGAAGGAGAAGAGAAAATGGACTATCTAAAATTGCTCGAAGCCGTGCTAACGTCGCTCATCGCGTTTGCGCTGAAGTGGCTGTTGTCGCTCATCAACTTTCCGCTCGATGAAGCGACTTTGAACGCGCTGACCGCCGCCATCGTCGCATTCCTGCTCGCGCAGGTCTTTGGCGCGCCGGTCGCTCGTGCGCTGCGTCTGATGTAATCACGCTCCGCCGCTGACGAGGCGGCGGAGTCATTATCATGATACAAATCCCGGCGTGGATTATCGCCGTATTGTTCATTCTGTATGGGGGAGAGTACCTCATTCGCTTTTTTGAGCAAGGCAGACAAAATCGCTATATCGCGCTCGGAAAAGCGATTGTGCGCTTTATCTTCGCGTCAACCTACCTGTATTTCTCATTCGTACCTGTTCCCATTGAAATGCGCGCTTCTCTCGTGCGTTTCAGCCTTCTCATCTTCGTCGTCTCCGAATTATTCTTCCTCGCGCAGGAGCGCATCATGCGGAGATTTATTCAATGAACCCAGAGTTGCTTTTATCGCTCATCTCAGCGTTGTCTGTTTTCATTCTCGGAGTTTTGCAATGGCGCGCGAATGTGCGCTCGGCGGATACGCAAATCCTCAAAGTCAACACGGAGACCATCCTGGCTTTGTCTCGCCGCATTGACGAACTCGAAAAACGCGACGAAGAGAACGCGCGCCGCATTGACGAACTCGAAAAAGAAAATCGAGAATTACGCCGCGCGATTGCCCGCGCAGTTGAGTACATTCGCCGCAACTACCCTGGCGCGGATATTCCAGATTTTACAATCCCGACCGGTCCCCTCAAACCGTTGAAGTGAGGCAGCATGTACGATACTCTCGGAAAATATCTGCGAGATTATGAGCGCGAGCGGTACACGCTCTTCGACCGCATCGGACGCATCTTTGCGCTTCAGTCTATTATCCTCCCGCCAGAACCAGAACAATTTGCGGATGTGTCCTTCTGGCAGGCTGGCATGGACTGGGACAAATATCCGCACCGTGCCGCTATCTTGCGCATCGGACAAAATATCTGGAAGGATTCATCGTTCGAGACGTTCTATGCTGCGTGCAAGCAGCGCGGCATCGCCGTCGGCGGCTATGTCTTCTTTGATGACCGCGTCACGCCGCAGCAGCAGGCGAGTATGGTCTCAAACGCCATGCTCGGCAAAGCCATGGAGATGGAAATCTTCGTTGACGTGGAGCGGTCATACGGCGGCGCGTATGGCGGATTTGCGAACATTCGCAAACTCATCGAATTGCTCGAAGCAGCGGGGATACGATGTAAAGGTTTGGGAATTTACACAGGCTATTACTACTGGAAATCGCTAGGCGCTTTATCAGCCAGCGATAGCGCATTCTTTGCCGCGCGTCCGCTCTGGATTGCCTGGTACGCCGCGCCAAGCGTGGTAAAAGTGCCGCCGCCCTGGTCTGACTGGCGGCACTGGCAATACGGCACGCCAGTCGTGCAATGGGGACAACCAACGGCGGAGATTGACGCGAACTACTACAACGGCTCGCGCAAAGCGTTCGAGAGTTACTACCTGAATATCAGTCAACCGCCAGCAGGAGGCGACATGCACTACTACATTCTGAAATCGAATATCGAAGGCGAATATCGGAGCATTCGCGCTCCGCATCCGACATCTCACATCCAGGGCGCGAAAATCGGGCAAATCAATCCTGGAGCGTCCGCGAAAGCAGTCGAAAAATACGTCTACGGCACAGATGTAATCGTCAACGGCACGACATACGCCAAAGTCGGCGACATCTGGTGGCGCGTGTACGAAGCGAATGGGCAGCCGATTGACGGCTGGTGCGCGGAAGTCCATCTGGGCAAGCGCTATCTCATCGTGCAGGAAGTTGGCACAGCGCAGCCGTCCGCGCCTGTGTCTTCAATGGAAATCATGCTTGCGCCCGGTTCGAGCGTCGTCGTTAAACGCGCGGATGGCACAACTGAAACTTACACCGCATGAAAATCACCGTTGATTTTCCTCTAGCGCCGCAGGGTATTTACCGCGTCCGCAAGTGGGGAGACCCGCTGCTCGTGCGTCTGGCTGGACTGACCACCCGTCTGATGGGCAGCAATTTCCAGCCAGTGCAACTTGCGGTATTCAATTTACAGACAAACATGGCGGAGTTTGGCGCGGTCAGTCTCTTTCAAGAATGCGATGAAGCATTTCTGCGTCGGCTGCAATACGACCAGAGTAATAAATCGCCGTATGGCTCGTTGACGCAGATTTACAAGTGGCTAATCAACGATGAAGGAAACGCCGAACGTCCGTACTGGTACAAGAACGGCAGGCTGGTATTCGGTACAATCGTTTTCGGCGGGCAACTTATTCAGGTTGAGGTGGACGCAGGCGGCAAACCAGTTGAATACGCGCGGCGCGGGCGATACAAAAACGAGACGGATAAGGACATCAGGCTCTTGACATTCTACAAACTCATCGGCGTGCGCAAATCGCACATTGCTGCCTGGAGCGGCAAAGGTGGACGCGCATTGCACGAGGAATATCCTTATCTGGTGCAGCACGCGACCAGCGCAGACATGAACGGCAATCAGCACGACATCTATAACGAGTTTCCGCGCGGGACGGAAATCTTCCATCCAGTCTGGGACGCGCGGGATTTTCCGCACAATCTTCCAGAAAGCAGGTACGACCCTGCGCTGTACATTGCGCGGGATTTTCTTGAAAAGGAAGCAATAAGATGACGTACATGCGCGATCCGGCAAAACGTCTCGCGCAGCAATATGTACGTGAGACGGACACGCCGCAGACGTTCTTTTTCGGAAGCGATGAAGTCCACGACGCGCCGCCCGATACCGAGATTGTCATCACAATCACAGTGCGGCATAAATCGCGCACGCCGTCAAACGTCACGCGCACGCCGTTCTGGATATATCTCAAATGAGGGGAGTGTAGGTCATGGCAAAACCGCGATCGCGATGGAGTCTCATCAAAATCAGACTTGGCGATATTCAAGATTATTCAGGCAACCCGCGCATGAGTACAAAAGCGCAGGCAGAGCGCATTATCGCCAGTGAGAAAAAATTCGGGCAGCCACTACCGTTCCTTGTCGGCCCCGCCGTTGACGGGCGTTATCCTCTCCTGGACGGACACCAGCGTAAGGCGGCATGGCTGACGGTGTACGGCGAAGACTTCCTTGTAGACGCGATGGTATCCGACCGTCCGCTCACAGACGAAGAACACCGTGAGATGATTATCACGCTGCACGCCGGCGCTACTGGCTCGTGGGACTGGGACGCGCTATCATCGTGGCAGCCGTCCGACTTGAAATCGTGGGGCATGGATGAGGCGACACTGAAGCAATGGAATAATGACGCCAACAATCTGAAGGAAATGTTACGCGCCGAAATGCCAACGGCAGACGTTGAGCCGCAGATTGACCGCGCCGAGGAACTGCGTGAGAAGTGGGGCGTCCAGACTGGAGACCTGTGGCAACTCGGAGACCATCGTCTCATTTGCGGCGACTGCACCGACCGCGCAGTGGTGGAGCGGGTGATGGGAGGGGAGAAGGCGGGCGTGGTTGTAACCGACCCACCATGGAATGTCGGCTGGAAGTACAGCGAATATAAAGATGATTTAACGCCAGAAGAATACAAAAACTTTAGCGATAGATGGAGAGAAAATGCGGAAAGAACAGGGGCTGATTTGTTTTTCGTTGCTATGTCAATGAAAAACTATAAGTTTTTTCATTACTGGTTTCCTATGGCTGAACGGATATTTGCCGAGTGTCAAAACTTTGTACAGCATACCAACGTATACATGCAATACGCTTTTAATCCAATACTTGTTTGGAATAATCGCAAAGATAAAAAAAAGAGCGAAGCAGGGAAAAGAGATTATTTTATAGCCGAAACCAGTATAACAAAAAGTACGCCAGACAAAGAGCTAGCGAAGGTGAATACCGCCACTAGATGGCTGCCAACTGTTGAATATATGGTTAGTTTTTCAAACAGCGACGATATTATTTACGAACCGTTTGGCGGAACAGGTACAACCATCATCGCCTGCGAGAACCTGAAGCGCAAGTGCCGCGCAATCGAGATTAGTCCAGGATATGTCAGCGTAACTCTGGAAAGGTATTATCAAGTATTCGGAATTTTGCCAGTTTTATTGGAGCGCAAATGACCACCTTCTGTCCAACTGTGACGTATAGAGCAAGCACGACAATATCTGGAACGCCCGCTTGTTTTAGCCCCGCAACTTTCGCAATGCTTCGGAAAGAATGCGGGGGTGGAAAGTTTTCTTCCATGTTCCTTTTCGTGACAAGTTATACACAAAGTAATGCCGTTAGATACGTCAAGAGCAAGTTCTGGATGTTTTGCAAATTCTTTTATGTGATGGGCGTGCAGTTTTCCGCCTACTTGACCACATTTTTGGCATTTATAATCGTCTCTTTTATAAACTGCAATTCTCCACTTTTTCAATTCCCCTTTAAGCCCACTACGTTTTCTTGTAAGAGAACTTCCACCCTTCCACGCTGGGGCTTTATCTCCAACAAGGTTTTTCGAACGCCAAGCAGAAGCACAAATTCGAGAACAAAATTTAGACCGCTTATCTCTACTGTTGAATTCATTTCCGCACCATTTACAAATTTTTGGTTGTGGTGGATTACGGGTAGACCAACAGGCTTTAGAGCAGTAATGAGCCGTTTCAGAACGGTATGCTTTTACCTTAAACGGTTTTCCGCATTTTTTGCAAATATTTGTAACTTGTGTGTTTTTCATAATACATATTATAGCACATTGTTCCCCGCCTATGTCGCTGTTGCGCTGGAGCGATGGGCGACACTGACGGGAAAAACGCCCGTAAAAATTGAAGCATAGAAGTTGAAACGATGAACCCGAACAGTCCGCAATCCACCAAACGCGCCAAGACTGCCGAGCGCAAAAAGCAAGCCCTCGCCCGCAGAATCGGCGGGTGGACGTTCGCGCAGATTGGCGAGGAACTTGGCATTAGCACGCAGGCTGCCTACAACCTGGTCAAATCTGCGCTTGCCGAGACGAATGCGAAGACGGCAGAGGAAGCCGAGATACTGCGCCGTCTTGAACTGGAGCGTCTGGACACCATGCGCAGCGCGATATGGGGATTAGTGCTTAAGGGAGACGTGCAGGCGATTGACCGCGCGTTACGGATTAGCAAGCGCATGAGCGAACTTACTGGTATTGATGCGCCTGCCAAGACTGACATCACCAGCGGCGGAGAGAAAATCGAGGTCGTTATTAAATATGCAGACCGTGACGATACAACTTCCGAAACTCCACCAGGCGCAGCAGAAAATTCTGCGTGAGCGCAAGAGGCGCAACGTGATAGCCTGCGGCAGGCGTTTCGGCAAGAATGTGTTGCTGCAAGATTTAGCGGTCGAGTGCGCACTAAAATTACGCGCTCCGTGCGGATGGGGCGCGCCAGTGTATAAGCAAATGCTCGAAGATTACAATTCTCTCGCCAACACGCTCGCGCCAGTTATCACGCGCAAATCAGCCGCAGAGATGCGGCTTGACCTGCTCGGCGGCGGCGTCATCCAATTCTGGTCGCTGGAGCGTCCTGACAGCATTCGCGGCAATAAGTACAGGCGTTTCATCGTCAACGAGGCTGGCTTCGTGCCTGACCTGCTCGACATCCGCAATTACATCATCATGCCGACACTGATAGACATGCAAGGCGATGAGTACTATAGCGGGACGCCAAAGGGCATGAACGGCTTTTTTGCGCTATACAACCAGACGGGCGAGGACTGGGCGCACTGGCAAATGTCATCGTACGAAAATCCGCACATTCCGCGCACAGAGTTGGACGCGCTCAAAAATGTGATGACTGAACGCGCGTTTCAGCAAGAGATACTCGCGCAGTTTCTGGAAGATGGTGGCGGTGTGTTTCGTCATGTGAACGCAGCGGCTGTGCTAGAGCCAGAGCAGCCGCAGCCTGGTAAGCAGTACGTTATCGGCGTGGACTGGGGACGCTCCGAAGACGCGACCGTCTTTTGCGTGCTTGACAGCGAAAGCAAGCGGCAGGTCTGGCTTGACCGCATGACCGACACAGACTATGCCAGTCAGCGGCTACGGCTGAAGGCATTATCGGAACGGTACAATAACGCGCCAGTTATCGCGGAAGCGAACAGTATCGGTCAGCCGAACATCGAGGCGTTACAGCAGATGGGCGTAGGCGTGACTGGCTTCACGACAACGAACGTCACAAAAGCGCAAATCATTCAGGAATTGGAACTCGCGTTTGAGCGCGGCGAGATTGTGCTGCTCAAAGACGACGTGCAGACAAACGAACTGCTCGCGTTTCAGAGTGAGAAGTTGCCGAGCGGACTTGTGCGTTACAGCGCGCCAGATGGAATACATGATGATACCGTGATGGCGCTTGCACTGGCATGGCATGGACGCTCGCGTCCGCTGGTAATTTTTGGAGTGTAATATGGCAAACAACCTCAAGACAATCGTGACCATCCCAGGCTGGGCTGAATTCCTCGAAAGCGACCAGGCACGCGAGATTACAATGCCGGCGCAGGCTTACGCTTACGTGCCGCTTGTCGCACGCGCGACACAACTGCGCTGCAACGCGCTCGCTCGTGTGCCAGTGGCGATATATGCTGGAGAGAACGAGATAGAGTGGCCGTTCGTGACAAGCGCGTATGAATTGCTGTGGAAGACCGAAGCCAGCCTGCTGCTGCACGGCGCGGCATACATCGAAATCATCCGCACGAAGTTGCGCGGCAAGCCTGTAGATTTACGCTGGATTAATCCGACTACGATGCAGACGAACTACGTCAACGGACAGATTGTCCACACGCAGAACGGCAAACTCATTCCGAATGAAGACCTGATTTACATCCGCGAGTTTAGCCTGCGCGACGACATTCGACCGGGAGATAGCGCGGCGAAAATCGCGCTCATGGACGCTGGCTTGCTGCGCTATATGAGCCGCTTCGCGTCAGCGTTTTTTCAGAACGGCGCGATGCCTGTTACGGTAGCGTTTATCGAAGGTCTTGCGAACGATGACGAGGCGCAGCGCGTGCAGGGGCGTCTGCGGCAGGTGATGGCTGGTATCCGCAACGCGATGAAACTCATCGTTCTCAATCGCAAGATTGAGCCGAAAGTCATCAGCCAGCCGCTGAAAGATTTGGCAATGCCTGACCTGTACGCGCAGGCGGTCAATAACGTGGCATGGGCATTCCAGTTGAACAAAGCCGTCTTGGAGGACACAGCCAACCGCGCAACAGCGCAGGAATACCGTCTCGGCTTGTACCAGGACGTGGTAGAGCCGCGCGCGCGGATGCTGGAAGGCGAACTCAATCGCCAACTCTTCAGCACGATGAACTTACGGCTGGAATTCAAATTTGAGCAGATGGACATCTATCAGGAGGACGAATCGCAGCGCGCGGCAAGTCTGGCGGCGATTGTCAATGCAATCAATACAAATCCAGACGTGGCGCAGTTTGCGATGGACATCCTCGGCTACGATTTATCGGATGAGCAGCGCGCGATGCTGGACGCGATTATCCAGCGCAAGAACGACAACCGCGAGCAGATGCAGCAATTACAGCAACGAGCGCAAGAGCAACCACAACTGCAAGAGCAGCAGCCAGCGCAGCAGAAGACATACGCGCAGATTGACTTGGAACGCTGGCAGAAGAAGTGTCTCAACCGCTTGGCGGATGGCAAGTCTGCCGACTGTGCTTTTACCAGCAATGCCATTGACGACTGGACGCGCTTGCAGATTGCAAAGCATTTGCCAGAATGCAAGACCGCCGATGACGTGCGCGAACTGTTCGCGCCGTACTTGCAGATGAATCGCGGCGTTGGCGAGAGCGAGATAAAGATGCTCGCGGACGCGATAAACAAACTTGCGGAGAAGCATGACGCTCAAGACTGACGTTATCCGAACCGTTGTCGCGCGCTTTCCGCTCGTTCGTCGTTATCTCAAAGAGCCAGCACGCACAATCGCTGATGTGCTTGTGCCAGAGGTCAAGACATTTGACTACATGGCAAAGCAAATCGAGCGGTTGATTAAGTCGCTCTATAACGATTACATCTCGCGCAATGACTTCCTCGACCTGATGTTCGCGGTCATTCGCGGACAACTTCGGCAGGCGTATATCGCTGGCATGGAAGAGGCAGGGCTATCCGAGGACGAAATGACGCCAGAAATGAAAAACGAGATGGAGCAATTCATTCTTGACGAACTTCCATTTGTTGACCGTCTCGCCGGCGACATCATCAACGCGCGCACACTTGACCGAGCAGAGAACACGCCGGGGCAGCGGCTTTCGCAAATCACCTGGCGCGCCGACTTATGGGCGAACAGGTACAACGAGGTCATGAACGCTGCAAAGTTGCGTGTAACAGAGCAATTCGGCGGTAAGATGATGTGGGTGCTTGGCGCAACAGAGCAGCACTGTGAGACGTGCAGCGCGCTCAACGGCAAGGTAGCATTTGCGAATGAGTGGCGCGACAGCGGTCTCATGCCGCAAAGCAGCGTGCTGATGTGCGGCGGTTATCGTTGCGATTGTGAACTCGTGCCAACCGACCGCCGGCGCAGTCCGAACATCGCGGATTATCTTGCTAGCGTGCCGAGGAAATAATGATACGCTTCAACGTGAAGGCAAAGCCATCCGAATTGATGAAACTCATCTCATCCGCTCCACGAATGGCGCGCGGCAAGATGACCGAAGCCGCGGCGAAATACATCATCGGCGACATGGAGCGCGGCGCAAAGCATTATCCGCCGTACAAGTATGTCTCACGCAAACGCGCATACGGTAGGACTTTCGTCAGCGAAAGGCAGCGGCGATATGTGATGGCGATGATACATGCAGGCAGAATTGACCCTGGATACCCCCACCGCACTGGCATTATCCAGCGCGGATGGTACATCAAAAACAGCGGCGCAAAGGCGACTATCGCCAATGACGCGCGAGGCGTGGACTTCGTTCACGGTGACAAGAAGCAGGCGCGGCTAAACAAACTCGCAGGCTGGCGCACAGTCAGCGAAATCGCAAAGGCGAACATCAAAGGCGCGATAAAAGCAGCGGAGCAAGCGCTCAAAGAATACTTGAAAGAAAAGGACTTGTAGAGTAGAATACGTCTAACTGAATAACCAGGTGGCGGCTCGTAAACCGCTGGCGAATGTCTCACGAACGTGAAGAGGACTTGTAAATCCTGCGCGTTGGCGTGGGATTTTTTGCGTTAATACGGAGCGACTATGCAAGAGAACGAAAACATGCTCATCAACTTTGGAAGCGCGGTCAAAGCGCTGGACGAAGAAGGCAAGATTGGCGGGTATCTCGTTCTTTTCGGAGACGAGAATAATCCCGACCTTGAGGGCGACTACTTCGCCCCCGACACCGACTTCGGCGTTCACACCAAGACGATGGTCTTCTACCAGCACGGCTACGATAACGAAGTAGGCAAGCGCATTATCGCGGAAGCCGAACTCAAGCGTGATAAAGCCGGCATCTGGATGGAAGCGCAACTCCAGATGCGCGACGAATACGAGAAGCGCATCATGGAGATGGTCAAGCGCGGCAAACTCGGCTTGTCGTCTGGCACTGCGCCGCATCTGGTGGAGCGTCAGCCGTCACCGAGCGGGAAGGCATGGAAGATTACCAAATGGCCGCTTGGTCTGGATGCTTCGCTGACGCCAATTCCAGCCGAACCGCGCACGTTTGTAATGCCAATCAAATCGTATTTGAAAATGTTATCTGAAAAAGGAGAAACGAAAATGACTGACCAGAACACCACCCCGCAGCCTGCTCAAGAAGTGCAGGTTGACCTGGACAAACTCGCTGAAGTGGTTGCAGCGAAGATGAAGCAGCCAGAAGCCAAGCAGGAAGTCAAGCAAGAACCGCAGGCGATTGACTTTGACAAACTCGCAGAAGCGATTGCTGCCAAACTCGATAAGCCTGCCGCGCAGAAGTCCGCGCCGGCTGTCGTCAGTGCGGATAACCTCGGCGACCCCGACCCGTACAAGTCGCTCGTGGAATGGGCGCGTGGCGGGCGTCCTCGCGGGTTGAAGGCAATCGGCGCGAACATCATTGACGACACGCAAATCGAGTTTCGTCCGACCAAAGCGCTCAACGAGGGAACAGATAGCGCAGGCGGCTATCTTGTGCCGCGTGACTTTTACGGTCAAATCGTGACCAAGCGCGACCAGGTGTCTTTTGCTCGCCGCGCCGGCGCTCGCGTCATTCCAACAAACCGTGATGTAATCGATATTCCAGTCGAAGCGACCAAGATGGAGAACTTCGTCTTGACCGCCGAAGAAGCCGCTTACGATGAAGGCGACCCCGCGTTCGGCAACAAAGCCGTGACCGTCTACAAGTACACGCGGATGATTAAACTCTCCGAGGAACTCGTAGAAGACGAAGCGGCCAATCTTGACGCTTATCTCGCTGAAGCCTTCGGTCGTGCGTGGGGATTGACTGAGAACAATATCGTCATCAACGGCACCGGGACCGGGCAGCCGCAAGGCGTTCTGGCTGGAGGTACTGCTGGCTTGACGCTTGCTTCCGCTACCGCAATTGACCCCGGCGAAATTCCTGCGCTTTACTGGAAACTGCCTGACCCGTACCACGAAGAGGCGGTCTGGGTGCTGCGCGGCACTACGCTCGGATACCTGCAAGGTCTTCGCAGCAATAACAACTTCCAGTTGGTGAACCCGATGGTCGGCAATCCGCAGCAACTCATGCTGTGGAACAAGCCTGCTTATATCACTGACTCTATGCCTGCCATCGCCACTGGCGCGAAGACGCTCATCTTCGGCAACTGGCGCTACTACGCGCTCGTGGAACGCGCCGGCCTGACGGTACAGCGCAATCCGTACCTGTATCAGGCGAACGGGCAGATTGCCATCTTCGCTAAAATCCGTGTCGGTGGCGCGGTCTCGCAAGCCGAAGCCTTCCAGTACGCCACGCAAGCCTAATCCTGAGCCTGGCTGGTGAACAGCCAGCCAGGCTAACTCACGATGGCAATTACCAACGGCTACATCACGCTCGACAAGTTGAAAGCCGCCTACCTGCCAGCGGGTGTTATTGCGTCTCCAGCCGATGACGCTTACTACGAGAGCATCATCGAAGCCGCAAGCCGCATGGTTGACATGCATTGCAAGCGCAGGTTCTACGGCGTGAGCGAGACACGCTACTACTCGACTGAAGACCCGTACACCTGCTACACAGACGACCTGCGGACAGTCTCTCAAATCGCGCTCGATGTAAATCGTGATGACACCTTTTCAGCCGTGCTAGCGGCAACAGATTATTATCTGTGGCCGTACAACGCTGCTGACAATGACGCGCCGTACATGGCTATCGAGATTGCCAAAAATGCAGCGTACCTGTTTCCGACGTACAGACGCAGCGTCAAGGTGGCTGGCGTTTTCGGCTATCAGGCGGGCGCGTCAACGTCCTGCCCCGCTCCAATTGCTGACGCAACGCTGCTGATATGTCTGCGCTATCTGGAGCGCAAGAACACGCCGCTCGGCATCGCAGGCAACGCGCAACTCGGTGAGCAGCGTGTCGTCATTCCTGATGTGAGCGCAGACCCTGACATCCGCGACATGCTCGAGCCGTACAAGAGGCAACTGTGAGCCAAAAGGATGTACTTCAAGCGATTGTCACTGTCGTGCGCAGCGTGAGCGGCATCAACGGCGTGCCTGATTATCCGCCAGACAAGATACCGGAGCGAGCGTTTCCGTTTGCGGTTGCCTACCCTGGCAATGGCACGCACACGTTCGGCGTTCCTGGTGAAAAACTGTATCTCGGCGAGTTTGTCATCGAGGTACATGTCGCTCGAAAAAATCTTCCCGCTGCCGTACAAGGCGTAATTGACTACGGCGATAGCGTGCCTGCTGCGCTTATGGACGACATCATCAACGGCAACATCCTGCGCACGGCTGGATTGGACACATTTGGCAGCATTCAGCAGACATTCGGCGAACTTGACTGGGGCGATATGCAGACGCTCGGCTATCGCTTCATCGTCACGGACGCAAAGATAAGGATGACGATATGAGCAAGGCTTATTTGATTTATCTCGGCGGCGGTTTTCTGGATGGAGTGCCGGCGCGAGATTTGACGAAAGAAGAAGCGGAAAAATTCGATGTTGCTGCTTTGCTTGCTTCAGGCTTGTACAAAGTCGAAGACAAGAAAGAGCGCAAGAAAGAAGAGGAGGCATAAATGCCTGGCATCAAAGCATTACGCAAATTGCAATTCGGGCGCGAGACTACGCCCGGCACTGCCGTTGCTGCAACCACACTGTGGCGCGGCATGGGTGTACTTGACGACCAACGCGAGGTTGTGTTTCCAGAAGAGGACATCGGCTACATCTCCGGCGTCAATCGCTCGTATATTCCGAAATATGCCGCCGCGCTTGACATCACGTCAGTCGAGGCTACGTTTGAGCAACTGCCGCACTTGCTTGAGATGGGCATTGCTACCGTCTCGCCGACCACTGACGGCTCAGGACGTGTGCGCACTTATACATTCCCGACCACGTCCGACCCTGCCATCAAGACCTACACCATCGAAGGCGGCGATAACCAGCAGGCAGAAGAGATGGAATACTGCTTTGCCGAGGAGATTACGCTGGAAGGCAGCGCCGGCGAAGCCTGGAAAATGGGCGGCAAGGTCATCGGGCGGCAGGTGACTGCTTCAACGTTCACGAGCGGTATCAGCGTGCCAGTCGTTGAGGAAATTCTCTTCCAGAAATCCAAACTCTTTATTGACGCTGTGTCAGACACGCCCGGCACAACGCAAGTAAGCAACACGCTGCTCGACGCTTCGCTCTCCATCAAGACTGGATTGGTGGCGAAGTACACGGCGGACGGGCAACTGTACTTCTCTTTCATCAACCGCGCACAAATGTTCGAGGCTACGCTCAAATTGACGTTCGAGCATAACGCCAGCGCGACGACCGAGAAGGACAACTGGCGCAATCAAGTGCCGCGCTATATCCGCCTGCTCGTGGAAGGCAGCAATCTTGCGACCGCCGGCACGACCTACCAGAAAAAGACGCTCATCGTTGACCTGCCAGGGCGGTGGTCTAAATTCAATCCGCTTGGCGATAAAGATGGAAACGACATCGTTGACGCTGAATTTCGTGTCGCATACGACCCGACTGCCGCAACCGCTGGCAAAATCATCGTGGTCAACGAGGTTGCCGCATTATGAGCAAAATCACCATCAAGTTTGACCAGAAGAAATTCGCTGATGAAGTTACCGTCGGCGAACTTATCGCCATGCAGCGCAATGACGTGGCGGCTATTCGTGACGTGCTGGCGCGGTTCGTGGTGGTAGATGGTCAGTATCTTTCACAGGCGGAAGGCGTGAAACTGCTCGACGCGCTGACCATCACGCAGTTGATTGAAGCCGCTGGTAGTTTTCTCGGCAATGCGGAGAACACTGCCAGCCCCCCGGAGAACGCCCCGGCTTGAGAGCGGCACTAACCCGGGGAACACCTACCGCGCCGCACTGGACGCTCGTACTCGAGGCGGCTTCCGAATGGGGAATGCCGCCTTGGGAAATTGACACGAAGACGCCAGCAACAATCTGGTGGCTGCGCTATCAGGTCTACGTCCGCGAGTTAGCGCGAGCAAGGAGAAACGCAAGTGGCTCAGGTTGAAATAGAGGTCGTAGCAAAGGACGCCGCATCAGGAATATTGAGCAAGGTTACCGGCTCGCTCGGCAGGATGTTCGAGGTTGCCGGCGGCTTTGTGATTCACGACATCTTTGGCGGCATTGCTCACGGCATTGGCGAACTGGCGGGCAAGGCAAAAGAATTTGGCATTGAGTCAATCCTCGCTGCCGCTCGCGTAGAAGAGATGGCGACGGTCAATGCAGTCCTGGCGGAAAGAGCGGGATTATCAAAGGAAGCGGTGCAAGAAGCCGCAAAATCAGTCCAGAAAATGGGCATCGAAGCGGCGACATCGCAAGAGGTCATCGCGGAGTTTATCCGCGCTCAACTTGACGTTTCAAAAGCGGCTGACATCGCCCGTGTCGCGCAGGACGCGGCAATCATCTCTGGCATCAACTCTTCGGAAGCAACAAATCGTATCGTAGAAGGTATAGTCAAACTTAACCCGCTCATTCTTCGCAACGCTGGCATCGTCGTTGACCTGGATGAAGCGTATAAGAAAATGGCGGAGCAGTTGGGGATAAATGTGAAGGATTTGACGACCAGTCAAAGGCAGCAAGCGGCTCTGAACGCCGTCATGGAAGCAGGCGCAAATATCGCAGGCGCGTATGAGGCGGCTATGTCTGAACCTGGAAAAGTGCTGCGCTCATTCCCGCGCTATTTCAACGATATTCAGGTTGCGATTGGCAAGCCGTTTCAGGACGCTTTCGGTAATGTTATCTTTGCCGCCGCAGACCTGGCGAAATGGTTCGCTAAAGCGGTGCAAGAAGGAGGGCCGCTTTATCCTGTCTTGAAATCAATCGCGGATAAGGCGACTGAATTATCTGGAAAACTGCGCGACATTGTGAACTCAATTGTTGCGGGAGACTTTGACGCGGCTAAAGAAAAATTCTTATCATTATTCCCGCCGCAAATTGCAGGCATTATCGGGACAGTCATTGGAGGGATAGAGAGCCTGATGTCCGCGCTCGGTGGTGCTGGCGGGGGCGGAATATTCAGCCAATTGCCGGAACTGCTTTCCGTGTTCGCTCCGCTTCTGCCGCTTGTGTCTGGAATCGGCGGGATTTTCATGCAGTCGCTATTGCCCGCTTTTACGCAACTTGCACAGCAACTCGCGCCGATTGTGCAGCAATTTTTGCCTGTACTGGTACAAATGTTATCGTCAACCGCCATGACGGTTCTCAACGCATTATTACCGCCGTTCGTGCAACTGATTACCACCATCCTGCCAGTGCTAATGTCACTGCTCACTCCACTTTTACAGACTTTCGGGCAACTGGTAGCCGCACTCGCCCCGCTCGTTGGCACAATCCTGAATGTGCTGGTCACACTCATCCTGCAACTGGTAGAAGCGTTTATGCCGCTCGTGCAGGCGATTTTGCCTGTACTGGTGCAACTCATCAGCGTAGTGGCTGGAGCGTTTACAGAAATAATCTCAGCCGTGCTTCCGCCGCTGATTGACCTTGTGATGATGGTTGTCAATGCGTTCTTGCCGCTTATTCAGGCGGTGCTTCCACTGCTCGCAAATCTTTTGCAAGTAGTAGTTATCGCTATCACGCCGCTGATTGCCGCAATCTTACCTGTGCTGGTCAAGTTGATTGAGTTGCTCGTTACCGCGCTCGTGCCGCTTATAAATCTGGTCTTGCCGCAACTGACGACACTTTTCGGCGCATTGAGCAACTGGCTGGAGGCGAAGGTCATACCCGCCGCGCAGAAACTTGCGGGATGGCTCAATGAGCATCTCAAGCCAGCGCTGGAGGGTGTCACTTCCGCAATTCAAACAGCAATTGAATGGCTGAGTAATTTGTGGGATAAATTCAACTCCAGCATCAAACTCCCAGAATGGCTCACGCCTGGCTCGCCAACTCCGTTCGAGATAGGCTTGCGCGGCATTGCTGACGCGCTGCAAGAAGTATCGGACACTGCCATGCCAGCATTTCAATCATCGCTGGCGCTTGCGCCTGCCGGCGTCAACGCTCCAGCGGCTGCGTTTGCCACTCCACAGCCAGTGACGGTGGTGCTGAATTATTCGCCAGCGCTCTCGCTTGCTACGCAAGAAGAAGCGCAGCGCGTTCTCTTGCCATTTATCCAGCGCGGCATTCGAGACGCGCAAAAGAACCAGCAGATACGGTGACGCATGACAGATAGACGCTATGGCGTAAACAAGTATGGCGACGGTAAACTGTACGGTCATTCTGACCCGCAGCAGTCGCTCGCTTATGGACTTCTGGTGGACTGGGACAGGGACGGCATTTTCGAGGGCAATGAAGCGGACAGGATGTTATCGTGGTCATCGTTTCGCGGGCGACGCAATTACATCCGTCCGACTGGTGACGGGTACGAACCCGTCCAGACTGGCAAACTGACCGTTGACCTGGACAACTCGGACGGACGCTATGATGGCTGGAACGCTGATAGTCCGCTTTATCCGAACGTGACTTACGACGCCGAAGCGATTTTCCTCGTCCGCGATCGCGATATGACTTCGACCATCAAATATAACATCTTTCGCGGCGTCATCACCGACATTCGCACATCAGGATATGGAAACAACGCGCGTGTGACGCTGGAGATTTCAGACGGCTGGCAGTACCTGCGCGACTATTCGGCGCGGGTGGCAATGCAGACGAATATTTCGCCGTCCGCCGCGATTGGCTTGATTTTGGATTACATCAAGTGGCCGCCTTCTTGGGGGCGCGACTTGTCTCCAAGCACAGACACAATCAAATACTTTTGGGCGAACGGCAATAAGCAGGCGGCGTCCGTCATTCAGGAGATTACAGACTCATTCGTCGGCTACTTCTACATCACAGCAGACGGCAAGGCAGCGTACCGCAACCGCACAGACATCACAGCCAGCGTATATGACTACGACCAGTCTGAATTGCTGCGAGACATCGGCTTGCCACAGCCGTATGAGATACGGCGGAACGTCACACGCATCAAGACCTATCCTCGTGCAATTGCCGCGACTGGCGTCATCTGGCAGTTGGTCGGCGATACGCCGATTATTTATCCTGGCGCGTCGAACAAGAAGACAATCTTCGCAAACTACACATACAACGACGAGCCGGTCCCGGCACAAAATGTCATCGCTCCTGTACCGACAACGGATTATCTCGTGAATACAGCGGCAGATGGCAGCGGCACAAACATTACATCGAGTTGCACAGTCGCGCTTACCGACTTTGGCGATACCGCGAAACTCGTCATCACGAACAACAGCGCATTCACGGGGTACATCACGAAGTTGCAGGTGCGCGGAGACGCGGTGTACCTGCAAAACAACGCTGACATCGTGTACGAGGAGCAGGATAGAAGACCGCCGCGCGAGTTTTTTCTCGATTTACTCTGGCAGCAGAACACGAACGTCGCCGAAGATTTCAGCAATCTGATTGGGCAGTTCATGAACCGCTTGAATCCATTTCCAATCGTGCAAATCGAAGCGCGGCCTGAAGCGCAATTCAAGCCAGACCTGTTCGATATTGTGTCGGTCAGTATTCCGAAACTTGGCATACATGGAAATAGTTTTCGCGTCGGCGGCATCGAACATCACAGCATCGGCGATAAGTGCAATGCGGTGCGAACCACTTTGTATCTTGAGAGTTATGTCTCATTTGAAAGTCTATGGACTTTTCCGATTACCGACTTTGGAACAGACACAAGATTTGGAGCATGAGCGATGGATAAAATCTGGACGGCAAAAGATTACGCGCGAATGCGGCATGGCGTTGACACTGTGCGCGAGCGCATCCGCGCATTGCAAGCAGCATATAAGCAGCGAAACGGCTTGAATGTCACCATCCGCGATTTAGACGGAGAACCATCTGGCGCGCCGGTCCTCGCGCGCATCTGGCAAGGCTCGTGGATTGCCGACTGCGAATGCGGTGGAGCGGAGTTTGTGGATTATGACGAACCGATTTTCTTTTGCTTCTGCTGCGGAAATCGCGCGAACGCTAACCGGCCGCGCCCGGTCATCTTTCCAGAAGAGAGAGAAGCCATCGAGCAGAAAATCCTGGAGCGACCGGTGGACACCTCCTTCGGACTTGACGAATTGCAGCAGGCAGAAGCCGCACGTCCGAAGTTGTACGTAGACGGCAAGCCGCTTACGCGCTCGTGGAGACCGGGCGAAACGCTCAAAGATTTAGCACAGCAGCAGGATGAAGCGATAGCGCGAGCGAAAGGAGAGCAAGATGGCATTCGATAATTCCTACACTGCCGTTACAGGCGGCACATTATCCGCCGCGCAATGGAATACACACGTGCGTGATAATTTCGCGGCATTATGGCCGTACACTACGGCGGGCGATTTTGCTTATGCCACCAGCGCGACGACATTGGCACGGCTGGCAAAAGGACTCGCGGGACAATTCTTGAAAATGAATGCCTCTGCCACCGCTCCTGAGTGGAATTATGCGGGCGGCATCAAGATCGATTCGTTCTCAAATGCCACGCCATACAACGTTGCAGATTTACTTTCAGCGAGAGATATGCCGAACTCATCCAAAGATGTTCTGGTGGATTCGACATCAACCATTGTAGTTATCGGCAATGTGGTCATGTACGGCCAGGGAACTTACGGTTTTTTTGACGCGCATTTCAACATTGACGGTACAGACGTGGCAACGGCATGGCGGTCAAGACATTATTATCAAATCAATGAATACGACACCGTGACTCTGATTGGTATCAAAACAGGCGTTCCTGCCGGCACACGGACGATAAAAATCCGCGAGGACGGCGGCGCAGGACATACGTACACGGTAGAGCGTAAAGCCTGGATAGCGTTCATCATCCCGGAGTAAAAGATGACTGACCTGACAAATCTTCAAAAGATTGACCTCGTTGATGACCACACAGCAGGTGATTACAACTTCCTTCTCGCTGGCATCTTGCGCGCGTCCGTCTCGAACACGGAAACCATCACTGCGACTAAAGAATTATCGGATGTAGATTGCCAGGTGCAAATCATCACGCCAAGTGGAGCAAATCGAACCATCGAATTGCCGCCTGTGAGCGTGAACAATCATGTCTTCTTCATCAAGTGCGCCAACGCGGCGACGTATGACATGCTCGTCAAGGATGACAGCGGCGGGACGACATACTGCACGCTTGACGCAGGACAATGGGCGTTATGCCTGCCTGATGGCTCAACGTGGAATGTTATTTATTCAGGCGACCTCGGCGCTTCATCGAGTACGGCTTCCAGTATCTCGATAACAGACAGCGGCAATTACTACACAGGTACGGAAGTCGAGACCGCCTTGCAGGAAGTTGGGAAATACTTTTATAAGAATACCGTCATCGAGGGGATGAAATTGATATGGAATAGCGCGAGCAGCATCAGCGTTGGAGTTGGCAGGTGCTATGCGGAGAACGGTGACCTGATAAATGCCACAAGTACATTGACGGCATCCAGTCTGAGTTTGAGCGCAAATACATGGTATCACGTGTACGTATACCTCAACAGCGGTACGCCAGCGGTAGAAGTTGTAACGACTGCGCCTGCCACTTGGAAAGGAACGGCTTATTCCAAAACAGGCGACACGAGCAGGCGGTATGTCGGAAGTGTTCGCACAGACGGAAGCGGGAACGTATACGAGTTTTTGCATGTATCCAACGGCGGATTGATTTTATACTCTAGTACATTCCGCGTATTGAATGGTGGCACTGCTACAACGGCGACTTTGGTTAGCCTGAGCGCATTCATCCCTGTCACGTCACAAGTCGGGTACTTGCGATTATTGAATACAGCGAACATCTCATTATTTTTTGGCTCAACATCCAACGTTAACGGACCGGCGCTTGGGGCTGGTTCAAGTACGCAAACGAATCTTTTAGGTCAGTTTCCATTGGCAACAAGCCAGGCATATTATTATAAATTCAATACCGCGCCGTCTTCTGGCGGAGCGACTATTGACGTGTATGGGTATGTTTTTGAGAGATGACAATTATGCGTGATAGAGTTGCGGTTTTACTTGCGATTATCGCCTTTGCGTCAATATCATTTGCAGCAGTAAATATTGGCGTTGCTACCATCAACATTCCAGAAGTGTTTGGTGTGCAAAAAGCATATTATTTATTACTCACACCAAAGCGCGAGACCGCTTTGATTTTCGTTGACTGGGGTGGTAAGATGATGGTCTTCTGGATGTATGGCAAAATTGACGATAAGTACTCTCGCGGATTTATTCAGCAGATATATGGAGAGCGAATTGAGCAGTATCCCCCATACTCGTGCAGCACTCAAGAGCGCTGGTGCTATGTGCGGCAAAACAAGCCGCGCTCACGCGGCTGGATAGAATTTCGCGGACACAATCGCCCGTTCTGTTTGACGTTCACAGATGACTTGCCGCAGACTTGTATGTTACGATGATTTATGCTACAATAAAAGTGCGCCGCATCCTCCTTCATCCTCCTTTTGGGAAGCCGCCGCCGTCATCTCCCGGCGGCGGCTGGATTTAATTGCCTCTTGCGACGCGTTCGGTCTCTTGTTTGCGGAGATATTCCACGACGACCTCAAACACTTCATCTTCGGAGATGTTGAGCAGGCGGGCGATTTTCCAAATCTCATTGCCTTCTCTCCACAGTCTCCTGATTTTCTCTTTTGTTTCGCTGTACATGATTACCATACTGCCTCCTGATTGACTGGATAGACGAGCAGACCATAAGGCGTTTGCTTTGCGCGCCCGCTATAAAGACGCTCGTCATTGTAAATTTTGACGACGACGCGACCGAACAAGTTCGAGACCACCTCGACAATCCTTATCCAGCGCAAGCCGTTTTCAAGAATTAGAAAGTCAATGCGTTCCATAACGTCATTTCGAGAGAGCAACCAGCGTGCAGATAAAGCCAATCAGCAATGCAACCATGATTGCCACGACAAAGAGCGCGCAAAGAACCAGAATTGAAAGCACGCGAGTAAGTTTCATTCTGACACCTCTTTCAGATACTCCGCGCAAATCCGCGAAGGTTGGGTTTGCGCCCAGTTCTTGCAGTTCGGTTCGTCTGGCGTTAGGAGCGTTCCTAACACCTCAACCACGTCTCCTAACGCCTTATAACCGATGTTTTCATAACCTTCTCCGGGACCGGAGCGGACTTCGAGCGCGTTAGCAGCCACTACTAACGCGTTAGGAGTGTTTGTGCGCGTTGGGAGCGGCGGTGCAGATGTGAACGTGCGCGTTGGGAGCGCGGTCAGAGATGGTTCAAGCGTTGGGAGTACAGGAATGCACGCTCCTAACGCGAGCGAGAAGAGAGTCAGGAGCGTTAGGAGCGCATTCCTAACGCGGCAGCAATTCGTCATCTTCAATCCTCCAGAGCGAAGACGGAAAAATGAGCGCATAAGCGACTGAACCATCCTTCAGGCGGATTTTTTTCCACCTGACCAGGTCTCCTAACGCGGCTGCTAACGCCTGAATGAGACGCGAAGCATTAATTACGTCCTGCTGCGAGTTGACTGTACGTCGGGAAGCCTTCGGGTTTTCTGGACTTGGAATAGTATCCGACGTAGCCGATGTATCGCGGCTTTTTTGTTTCGGGGTGAATGCCACGCTCGAAGATGGCGAAGCCCGGCGGGTTACGGTCGTTTCGCCGCTCGACGCGCCACTTCGGACTGATACCAATTTGATTTTCTTCTTCTTCGACATTCTCTATTTCCTCTTCTTCTATGTCTCCTAACGCGTTAGGAGTTTCGTCATAAACTGCTAACGCGTTTGGAGTTTCCGCCGCCTTTGCCGCCAGAGCGGGTAAGGCGGCTACTGAGGGTTTGGCTGGCGATGATTATTGCTTCGCGTCTGCGTCAGCATGTCAATGTGCGCTCGCACTGCCTCTTCGCCGTATCGTTCTTCGAGTTCGCGTTGCTTTTGCAGCGTCAACTCAAGGTCTTTGAGAATCTTTGCGGTAACAGCATTTACGTTGGACTGATGCTGTGCTTTCGCTTGCGCTTTGATTTTCTCGCGGTGCAGGCGGAAGTTTGCGTCAATCACAACGTACAGCAATAGCATGATGATATACGCCAGCCAAAGCCGCACGACAAGGTTGCTAATCGCAACTACATCGTACTGCTGCGATAAATCAGCAATCCCGAATTGCACAGAAGTCAGCAGCGCGAGAACAGCCATAACGACTGCTATAAATTGCTGCCATCCAGATGCGAGCGGATACAGCCAGAGTATCTGCGCCAGGTAAAACGGCACAAGCGAAACTGCAACGAAGCCGAGCGAAGTCAGGACGTTGCCGCCTGTGATTTTCATGCCGACATCCCAGACGCGGATTTCCCCGACGATTGCGAGTACGTCCACCACAACCAGCGCGATTGCTACCGCGCTTGATGGGATGAATGTCGAGACAAATTCCTTGAAGGTTACTCGACCGTCTTTGTTCAGGTCAAATACCTGACGAATATATTCAGCAAGAGCGTTTTTTGTGTCCATAATCTTCTCCTTTACTTTCACTCATTCGGATGTATGTGAGCGCAGGACGTGGAGCGAAGCAGCGATAACAGACCAGGTCTTCAGCGGTATTTTGTTTCGAGCCGCAATTCGTACATGTCCACAAATCCTTTCCGTATTTTTTGAGTTCACATTCATCACAACGCACCTTTCTGGCGTAAATCAGTTTGCCACAATCAGGACATCGCTTTTTGAAACCTGTACTCATAGTTCCAAAACCTCCCGAAGCATTCTCTCCATGTCCTTGAAGTCCGAGATGATATAGAAAAACTTGGGAAAATAAAGCCGCAGCACGTGCTCGTCTTCGGTCAAGCCGCTGTTCTTGGAGCGCGCCGCCTGCGCGGTTTTGACTTCAAGCCAGGCGAATTTTTCACGCTCCGGGCAGAACATCATCCAGTCACTCATCATCCCGCCGACGGCTGACACGTCGTAGAGCAGGATGAGATAGCCGTACCAGTACGTCTGATAAACGCGGCTTGTCACACTTCTGTGAAGCGTTAACACTTGTGTTTGATGTCCGCGGAAAAACTGAATGACGATGTTATGATTTGCGTCCACGCGGGTTCGTTTAGGTCGGTAAGATGGCATATTATCTCTCTTTCAGCAACTCATCCAAAGAATACGCACGTCCACTTTGCGCCTGTGAGACTTTTTCTTGCGACAAGCCGGGGATGTAATCATGCTCCCAGCCTTCCATCATGTCAGCGAGCGCACCGCGCGTTTCCGTGTTTCCACGCGGTTCGATGTGGTATCCGCGAATTTTGTACCAGCGCATTTCCAGCAATTTCCGCACTGGCTGATATTCGCCGAAGTTGACCACCCACAAATTTTCTGCCACGCGCGTCAGATGAGCAGGTAGGTTGCCGCTCACGTAAGTACGCGAGCCTTCAATTTGGCGAGATGTTCTCGCTCGAACGAGGAAACACGCGCTGTCGTCACTTACGGCGATGATTTCATTATTGACCTGCACGTCAATCTGTTGGTACTTGAACATTGTCGCCTCTTGGTGTAACGCCTGCGCGATCGCGCATCCACAGTACCGCGCGGTTGTACCATGTCGGCGGAATGTACCACTTGTGCGGACACTGCCTCGGAAACAGCCACCG